GATCGGCTTGTTTGGTACTCATTTTTCCGCCCACCTTTAAAGATTTCAGGTTAAAATTCATCTGTTCTTCCCTTTCTCGCGGGTTGAATTGATTTCATTTCGTCTTTGTTCCTTGTTGATTCTCTGTGTCAACAAAAAAGCCCCGCCGGGTTCCAGCCAGCGGGGCTTTTGTTTTGTGGGTTCGATCGGTTCAGGTATCGGGCGCGGGCGGCCTGCCTTCGCACAACGCGCGTTCGTCTGCGCGGCGCAGCACCAGTCCGCGCAGTTCGCGTCCCTTGGCATACTTCCACCGGTCGAGCTCTGCGCAGGCTCCCGGCCAGTCATTACCCAGGGCTTTACGCTGCAAGGTGGAACCGCACACAACCTTGGCTCCGATGTTGAAGGCAGCAGAGGTCAGCGCCGCCTCGACGTGCGCAAGCTTGGGCATGGGCAGGCAGCTGTTCACGTCGTCATTGGCAATCGCCATGTCAGCGGCCAGCAGCGCGTCGCACTCTTCCCTGGTGTACCGCCTGCCCTCCACGATGTCCGCGCCCGTATGCCCGTAGCAGACGGTCAGCACGCCAACGTCGTCATGGTAGGGGTCGTAGCGTTCGCCTTCCCATCGGATGATGATGGCCGCTGCCATGCCCGCCACGCCAGCGCCGCCGATCTTGGCGGCGGTTTTCAGGGCAGGGTTCATGATCGGCCTGGCTCCTTGAGTGCCGCAATGCGTGCGGCGCTTTCTGCAGCCTTGCGCTTGTCATCCCGATGCTTGTAGTACCAATTCACGGCAAGCCCACCTACGGCGGCGATAAAGCCACCAATGGCCGTCAGGTTCCAGTCGGCAACGGATGCCGCAATACTGGTCAATCCGCCTGTCCATGTCGTTTTGCTTGCCAGTGACATGATGGCTACGTCATCGATTCGCATTTTGAAAATCCTTTGAGGCATGACAACCTCCTTCGCTTTAACGCGGGCTACCACCAGCGGATAGCCCAGATCAACACAGCCAACGCAGCAATAATGGCCGCCGCTGCATACATCTTTGCGGTAATACCAGCGTCACGTTTGCTCATCTTTTCACTCACTTCAATATGTGGTTTCGGGGTATACTTTCGTGGCATCTTCTTTCCTTCTGCTGGTATCAGATGGGAATGCAAACCCCCCCGTCAGCTCGAACTGACGGGGGGTTGTTTTTTTGCGTTGGTGTTCAGGTATCGGGCATCACAGGCCAGTCAATCTCTACGGGAAACCCTTCCTGCTGCGGCACGTCCAGCAACGCTTGACGGTATGTCGCAAGCGCCGCCTGCTGGTCGGCTGTGTATCCTGCCCACCGTAAAGGGTTGCTGACGACCGTATCCAGTTGCGCCAGCCGCCGGTCGCGCTCGCCGCGCATTTTCCGGGTTTGCTCTGCCAATACCTGCTCTTCGCTTGGCGGCTGGTATGGGGTGATCTCGCCAAACTCGCCGGTGACGGCGCGCGCGTACAGATCACGTCCCAGGGCTTCGGAATCGTTGGCGTGGGCGGTGTACGGTATCCAGCCGAGCTTCGGGTGTTCGATGGTCAGATCGATGGTTGAATGATCGGGGTTGACGTACTTGGGGTTCTTGGCGTTCATGGCTGAATACTCTCCAAAAAAAGTTGCAGTTCTTAAACGTATATGGTTTAATAGACCATATGAAAGCTACTTTGGTACGCCGCAGCCGAAACGTCTATAAGGCTGGAATTGTCGAGATGGTGATCTGGCAGGTGCCACAACCGGTTCCACCATCGGAACATCCTTTTAAGTATCGGCTGGTGTATATCGTCGATGGGCAGCGCGTGGTGGGTTATGACAATGAGCGCGGTAAAGGCGATCACAAACACTTGCGACACATAGAGATACCGTATGTATTCGAGGACGTAGACCAGTTGATGGCTGATTTTCTGATCGATGTACAAAGGGAGGCAGAACGATGAACGAACAAACGCTGCATGTCCGGGTAGGTGAAGCTTTGGAACTAAGCTTGGCGCGCGCCGCGCAGACGATGCGCGAGATTGAGCAAGGTCAGAATCCCGAACCCAGTTTCGATCTTGGGTTTGAGAATGTCGCCCAACTGTTCGCCGTTTTCACGCCCAAGCGCTGGGAGTTGCTGGCCGTCTTGCGTGAACACGGTCCATTATCCATTTTTGCCCTGGCGCGTTTGCTGCGCCGTGATTACAAAAATGTACATGCCGACGTTATGGCGCTGCTGGAGTGGACTGTCATCGAGAAGAATGAGCAAAATCTGATCCATGCACCGTTTGCCGATATTTCAGTGGATGTGCGCTTGCCGCAGAAACAAGCAGCCTGACCTTATGCGACCCGCATGAACAGGCAGGGAATCATGTAATTCATGGGCATATCAGGTTCGTTCGAATCACCCACATCGACGGGAACATTGCCTTTATAAATTGATTCGATGGCATCTCCCATAGCCCGCCATGTGCCGGGCAACGGTTGGTAATTTGCCGAGGATCCATCATTGTTAGGAGGTAACTCTTCTAAGATCAACCCCCAACCGTAACTCCCTATGCGCACATGAAACAGTTTAGACCCTGGCAAAATGTCATTTGCCGAAATCGCATCCCCTTTCCTGTGCCCGGCCAACACGTAACTGCCCACCCCGTAGGCTTCTGGTAATACGCTGCTGTCTACGTAGCTTTTGAGATCGTTTGAGGTGGTAGGTTTTGAGGTCGTCATACAAACTCTGAACGTAGTCTTCACTGACGCCCCCGGTTCCATCCCCCGCAGCCTGTAAAGCCTTGCCCAACGTCACCCACGCCGTGTCATCCGCATTGCGGCGCTTTATCCGCGCTGGGGATTCTGACGTATCAATCCACGTCATATAGGGTACTGTCGCATCCGGCGGCGTGGCGCTGATGGCAGTGGAACCATCCACCACGTCGCCCAGCAAATCGATGACGGCGTTGTATTTGGCGAAGGCCGTGCGGGGCGCGTCGCCCTTTCGGACTTCCAGCGGATTGTTCGGGTTTGGTCTGCTGGTTTCCAGATCGACCTTGTATGTGGATAAATCGGCCATTTTTATTCCTTTTAGAAACGCCCGTAGACATCGACAATCGCGTGAAGCAAGTCTGGCAAGGCGAATAGACTGGCTACGATCAGCAGTCCCCACGCCAACCTGTGCCGCTTCGGAGAGTTATCAAGCAGTTCCATGATTTTTCCTATAGCGCTATAATTTGGGTGCTGCATTTTTCGTTCCTTGAGACACAAGGGATAAATACAAAGCCCCGCCAGATTGCCGTCTGACGGGGCTTTTTCTTGGATGTTTGGGTTGCCTACGAAGGCGGCTTGGCGTAGCGCTGTTTGACCGCCTGACACTGTGCAATCCAAGTCTGCGTTTCCTTCGGCAGTTCGATACCCTGCTCTTGCAGCGCCTGCGCCATTTTCAGCACGGCGTCCAGTTGCTCACCCACGGCAGGGTATTCCTGCCTGCGCAGGTTCGCGTAAGGCTCACTGTGGCGGATTTTCATAGGTGAACTCCTTATCAAGGTACGGCCAACCGGTGACGCGGATGGCGTACGTCCCCGGCTGGTCAAATTCCAGATCTACGATTCCGCCGTCCGGGCAGTCGTAGTCCTGCGCGTTGATCGTGATCGTGCTGTTGGCCGGGACGTTGTAGAGCGTTGCGCCATCCAGTACCGCAGTGCATACCGGGCGCGGCTGCGGCTCGCCGTCGTGGAACCAGTGATCCGCGCCGTACTCGCCTTCGACGTAGGGCAGCCCGATTGCTTGTGCTGTGGGCGCGATCACAAGATCAGCATCCCCTTCCAGGGTCTGCACGAACTGGCCGGTGTCGGTGTAGAAAGAGACTTTCATGGTGTTCTCCATAGATTGACAGATTCACGCTTATAAGCGAAAATCTGGTTATGATTGACATACAGCCCTACTACACGCCAAGCGGAAAAATTCCATTTGCACAATGGCAAGATGCGTTGCGCGACCGCAAGGCTAAAACTGCCATTGCCAGACGGTTGTACCGCGTGGCGCAAGGCCATTTTGGCGACTGCAAACCTTGCCGAGATGGGGTGTGGGAAATGCGCATAGACCTTGGTTCAGGCTATCGCGTGTATTACGCTTTGGCTGGAAAGACCGTTGTATTGTTGCTGTGCGGCGGTGACAAGCGTACGCAGCAAGCTGATATTTCCAAAGCCTGTGAGTATTGGCACGACTGGCAAACCCGGCAACAGGAGAAAAAACCATGACGCACATAACGTTTGATGACATGATGGCGGAATCTTTTCG